TGGCAAGAGAAAGCCATGAACATGATTGAGAAGAGTACATATGAAGAGTTGAATAATCAATATAAGAACTACAAGAAACTAGCAGAAGATAATTTCATATCATCTGTTAACGATAGTGAAACTTCTGACATATGGAAGGAAAGGTATCAGAAAGAGGTAAGTAAAGCTGAATTTTGGCAGAAGACATACTACGATAATCAACCTAAAGGATGTGGTTACATGTTCAGCGAGATACCTAACAACACAGATGGTCAGGAGTTTGTTGACACTATGAAGAAATATCTTAACAGAGATTCTTATAAGATGCGAGTACGTGGACAACACATAAAGCCTGAGTTAAGAGGAACAGGTGCAACTTATTGGGGTCAGAGCAAAGCTGAATCTACACACATGAGAATTTACATTGATAAAAAGAAAGGAGAATAATATGTGGCACAGAATAATAGCACACTTTGAAGAGAAGTACGGAGAGAGTACTAAGTATGACTTAGACTATGGTAAATTATTAATAATAGCACTATGTATTTATATAGCGGTAAATATTTAATGGATGTACTTTTTGGCTTAGTAATATTTTTTATAATGTATGGGTTAGTCTGTCTGTTTCAATGACAGACTTTCCGCTACGGTCATGGGTGGGGAGCAATAATTTTGAAAGGAGAAAGTATGAATAAATTATCAGTACAAGATGCTGTTAACAGTTACTATAAATCTAGTGATTTCAATATGTTAGGTGAAAAATCTAAAGTAGATTATCAATACTGTATTGGGGTCATGTTAAGCACAAAGATTGATTCCAAAAAGCTTGGGGATATGAATGTCAATAAGTTGACAGGTAATAAAGCAAGACGAGCATATGAAGAGTGGTTAGGCAGGGGAATATACTTGGCTAACTATGTATGTTCTATATCTAGAAAAGTTTATTCGTATGGAATGGAGATGGGTTTTACTGAAACAAATCCCTTTTCTACATTTAAACGTAAAACAGTTAAGCCTAGAAAAGTGGTGTGGCAAAGAGATGAAGTAAAACAATTCTTAGATTATTGTTACTCTAGTTTTCAATATAGAAGTGTGGGTTTAATTGTACAGATGTCTTACGAATGGTGTCAAAGGGTGGGGGATATGAGATTATTAAAGTTTGATAGTATAGATTTTAATAAAGGCATACTAAACCTAGAACAATCAAAAAGGGGAGCAACGGTGCACTTACCAATCAGTGAAAATTTACTTGAAATGTTACAAGAACAGAAGAATCATTATGACTTTCAAGAATATGTTGCACCCTGCCCAAAGGCTATTAGAGGGTCATACAAGCCTTATACGGTTCATAGGCTATCAAAGGTGGCTAGAGATGCTATAACTCTCTCAGGCTTACCAAAGGAGCTACGAATAGCAGACTTACGCAGAACAGGTACTACAGAAATGGTGGAAGCAGGTGTATCAATGGGTCAGATAATGTCTGTCACAGGTCATGCAAATCCACAGTCTGTGAAGCCTTATTTAAAGAATACTTTTGATTCTGCAAAAAATGCATTGACACTTCGAGAAAAGTATGATAATTAACATTTTAACTGCCGACAGGGAAATAGTATGAATATACATATATATGATTATTTAGATGATTTACAGTTAGGTATAGGGGAATCTAAAAGATTAAACTGTCCTTTCTGTAACAGCTACAAAACATTTACCGTTACAAATAACATGGGTAAGCTTTTGTGGAACTGCTACAAGTCATCTTGTAAGCTATCAGGAGCAAAAAAGATAAGAATATCTGCAAATGATATAAAAAATAAATTTATGTCACAAAAAGAACAAGAAAATACCACATTTGCACTACCTGAATACGTCATTTTAGACAATGATAGGTGGGAAGTGCTTACTTTTGCGGTAAAATATGGCATAGACAATGTATCATTATGCTTACATTATGATGTCAAGGAAAAAAGAGTAGTATTTCCTGTCTACAGAGGTGGTTTAATGGTAGATGCAGTGGGTAGGTCTATAACAAATAGATTACCTAAGTGGAAAAGATATGGAAAAAGTGACTTGCCTTTTACGTATGGATATGGTAAGGTCGCAGTCGTTGTTGAGGATTGTGTGAGTGCTTCAGTTGTAGGTAATGAAGTATATGTTGGGGTAGCAGTGTTGGGTACGTCATTATCAGAATCACATAAGAGGTATCTTTCACAATTCTCGACAGCTATAATAGCACTAGACCCTGATGCACTGCCTAAGACACTGCTATTTGCTAAAGAAATAAGAGATGTAGTACCTAATGTTAAGGTGCTAAAACTAATAGATGATTTAAAATATCGTAAGGAAGAAGACTTTAACAACTTATATAATTTAACCCCAAAGGAGTAACCAACATGGAATTAGCACTGATAAGAAGCCTGATGGATAAATCATTTTATGATGACCATCGTGGTTATAAATGTCCTGATAGATTGTTTAGTAAGGATGTCAGGAAGATAAAGAAGGTTGTGGATAATGCTATGACAAAGTATAGCAGAGATGTCACACCTGATGAAGTAGAAGCACTATTTATGTCTAGTAATTTTGGCTTGACAACAGCACAGAAACAGGCATTTGGTGATTTGTTTGTGAAGATAAAGAAGGAGAAACCTCTTGGTGCAGACATTGCAAGTGATGTTTTGTCTAAGTTATTTCGTCAAATTATTGGTGAAGATATTGCTAACATTGGCTTTGAGTATGTTAATGGCAGTCTATCCTCACTTGAACCCATTAGAAATATTATTAGCAAACACAATGATGATTTTCTTCCCATACTAAATGTTGAGTGGGAAGATTTAAGTATAGAAAGTATAATGGCTAAGAACTCCCTTGAAACACAGTGGGGGTTTAACATACCATCATTAACACGTAAAGTAGAAGGTGTAAATGCAGGTCACTTAATAATGGTGGGTGCTAGGTCAAACACAGGTAAAACATCCTTTCATGCTTCCTTACTAGCAGGACCAAATGGTTTCGCTAGGCAGGGTGCTAAGTGTGTTGTGCTTTGTAATGAAGAAGCTGCCCACAGAGTTTCAATGCGATACCTGTCTTCTGCAAGTGGATTTAAGAAGGAAGATATTACTGCCAATAAAGATGCTGTATGGAATAGTTGGAAAGATTTACGAAAGAATATTAAGATTGTAGATTCTATTGGACAAGACATGTCATGGGTAGAAGCGGTATGTCGTACTTATAATCCTGATGTTGTTGTTGTCGATATAGGTGACAAGTTTGCAACACAAACAGGATTTGCTAGACCTGATGAAGCATTGAAAGCTAACGCAATACACGCAAGAGAGATAGCTAAAAGACATAACTGTGCTGTGTTTTATATGTCACAGTTAAGTGCAGAAGCAGAAGGTAGAGTACAATTAAATCAAAGTATGATGGAAGGTTCAAAGACAGGTAAAGCATCAGAAGCTGACCTCATGTTATTGTTAGCGAAGAACCCATCAGAAGGAACAACAGAAGGAGTACAGGAAGGAGAAGACGGTATTAGACACATAGTATTAGCAAAAAATAAATTGTCAGGTTGGCATGGTAGAGTTACCTGTGAGTTTGATTTTGAAACAGGGAGATTTGGAGCATGAGTATAACAGGTAAAAATATGGAGTTTGATGGTAAAGAATGGTGGTACAGACATCCAAAAAGCGGTGGTAGACGTAGACTGTGGTCAAACATAAAGAAGAATAAAGAACGTATGTTTGTAAATGGTAAGTACATAAAAAAATCACACCCTTTGTGGAAAGAAGGTAACTATAAAACATTTGAAGATGCCGCTTTTGCATCATTAAAAAATTACACTAGAAGTAAAGTGGGAGAAGTTTATATGATAACAAATCCTGTATGGGAAGGTTGGTATAAAATAGGTATGGCAGTTGATGCAGACGATAGGCTTATGGCATATCAAACAAGCTCTCCTCACAGAGATTACGTTATAATACATAAGGTTAAAGTAGATAACAGACGAGAAGCAGAGAAGAAAGCACACAGGGAAGCAGAAAAAATTGCAAAAAAATATAATTCAGAGTGGTTTTTTGTTGACAGGGATGAAGCAATCAGTATACTGAACAAAGTAAAAGAGGAGTATACAAATGAAACTAACACTTGATGTAGAAAATACAGTAACAAACAGAGGTGGTAAAATGCACCTAGACCCATTTGAAACAGACAATAAGCTTGTGA